CAGCTCAGGGACACGTTCGCGATTGCCACCAGCACCAAGTTCTGGGCCATCGTGCCCGCCGACGCGCCCCGCCAGGAGGCCGCGCCCAAGCCCAAGGGCACCCCGGCCGCCAAGGCTGAGCCCCTGGTGATCACCGCCCCGATCGGCGGCACCCAGACGGTCGCCCCGGTCAAGGACGCGATCGACAAGGCGATCAAGGCCACCGGCAAGTCCATCATGGCGATCAGCCGGGAGCACGGTCTCAACCCGAGCCAGATGCGCAGGCTGAGCCTGAACCAGGTTGCCAAGGTGGACCTGGTCCGCGCCGAGGCCATCGCCAAGGCACTGGGCCGCCCCATGGCCACCCTGTTCGGTGGGGCGGTCGACAAGGCCAAGGCCGCCCCCAAGCCGACCCCGGCCCCCGCAGCGGACGCCGACGAGGCCGCCGACCAGATCGTGGCAGCCGTGGCCGAGGCCACCGGCGAGGCCCCCCTGGGCCAGGCCACCGAGCCCGAGGCCGCCGACCAGGCCGCCGAGTAACCCACCCCGAGTCACACGCCCCCGCCCAGCCGGGCGGGGGCCGACCCATGAAAGGAACCACCCAAAATGCCAGCTCGCAACACCCAGCCCGTCCGATACCTCATGGACGAGACCGCGACCCCGCCCAGGCGGCAAGAGGTCGTCACCACCAGCCCGAACGCCCTGGCGTTCTGGATGGGCGGCACCTATCACGCCGCCCGCCCCGACCACGGAGACGGCGCACTGCTCACCGGCACGTGGGCCGTCATCCCGCACCACGCACCCGCCAACGTGCAGCCCGTGTTCGTCTACTACGACCGCGCCGAGGCACCCCCGTTCGAGGTCGGCGGCCAGCGGTACGCCCAGCTCGGGGACGCCATGGAGGCCGCGCTCGACCGGCCCCCGCGCATGGTCGTGCTGGAGACCATGTACCGCGACCCGCGCAGGCCCCACGACTACGAGACCATGACCCACGCCCAGGCCATCGCCCAGGTTGAGCGGCTAGCGGGTGACCCCGACATCGGGGGCTGGTCCACGACGGACGCCCCATGAGCCCGCGACGGTGGCTCTCACCGGAAGAGTTCGAGGTGGAGCTGATCACGCTGACGCACACCACCCATTGCCTCGATGGCGAATGGCTGGTCGTCAGCCACCCCAACGGGATGGTGCTGGCCCAGGTCCGCAACTTGCCCGGTTCGCTGGACGTGCTGGCGGACGCCCTGGGCGGCCTCGTGGAGGTGACGTGATGCCGACACCGACCGGGCTGCCCAAGGTGGGCGAGGTGTGGGAGCGCACGTTCAGCCAGCCGCCCGCCGCGCCCGTGGTGACGCGGTTCGTCGTGCTGGAGCGCACCGCAGGCGCTTACTGGGCGCTGCGCGTGTGGATACCGGGCAAGGGACCGGGCACGGGCCGCCAGCTCTTGGTGGACCCCGCCTACTGGCACCAACGGGGTGAGCTGGCGTACGTCGGCCCAGCCGGACCCAAGACCCGCGCCATGCTCCACCTGCCGCCCGCGTAGCGCGGTTCACCGGAGATGCCCGCCCGAGCTGGGCGGGCATCCTGGTCTCTGGGGCCGCCCGGCAGGCATCATGTAGGGCATGGCCGACCGGCGCAGGTTCCCGCCGTGCAAACGCACCTTCGACGGGCAGACCTGCAACCGCCGCGGCGAGCACCTCTGCCAGCCCCGCATCGCGCACGTCCGGGCGTTCTTCTGCGAACTGCTCGTGCACACCAAGGGCGACTGGGCCCGGCGTCCGTTCATCCCGGCCGAGTGGGAGATGCGCGAAGTCCTCACGCCGCTGTTCGGCCTCGTGGAGTACGACCCTGGCTGGGGCCGCTACCTGCGCAGGTACCGGGAGCTGTACTTGAGTGCCGGGCGGAAGAACGGCAAGACAGAGCTGATCGCGGGCATCATGCTCTACCTGCTGGTCGCTGACGACGAGGACGGCGCGGAGGTCTACGGGCTGGCGCTGGACAAGGACCAGGCCGGGCTCGCGTGGGCGGCCTCGGCGCGGATGGTCGCGCTGTCGCCCGTGCTGTCCGCCCGGCTCGACGTGGCCCGGGGGGTCCGCCGCATTGTCGACCAGCAGACAGCCAGCTTTTTCGCGGTCACGGCCGGGGACGCCATGGGCGCGCTGGGGCCGAGCCCGTCCGGCGCGTACATCGATGAATTGCTCAGCCAGCCCGACCGCGAGCTGTACGACGCGCTGCGCACCGGGTTCGGGGCCCGGAGCCAGCCCATCCTCGTGCTGGCCACCACCGCCGACAACGACCCGGCTGGGTTCGCCGCCGCTGAGCGCGCGTGGTCTGAGCGGGTGCTGGACGAGCCCGAGCTGGACCACGCCCGGCTGGTCGTGCTGTACGCCGCGCCGCCCGACGCGGACTGGACCGCCGAGGCCACGTGGAAGCTGGCCAACCCCGCGCTGGGCGACTACCTGGACCCGCGCATCCTGCGCGCCGAGTGCACCAAGGCCATCGCCAACCCCGCCGAAGAACGGGCGTTCAAGCAATACCGGCTCAACCGGCAGAGCACCCAGGTGGGCCGCGCCATCGACCTGGCCACGTGGGACGCCGCGCCCACCCCGGTACTCGAGCTCGGCGGGCGGACCTGTTACGCCGGGCTGGACCTGGCCAGCACCATCGACCTGGCCAGCTACGTGCTCGACTTCCCCGCAGGGGACGGTGCGCACGACGCGCTGTTCCGCGTGTTCGCCCCCGAGTCCGCCGTCGCCGGGCTCGACCGGCGCACGGCCGGGAAGTTCGCCGGGTGGGCCGCGGCCGGGCTGGTCACCGTGACCGAGGGCAACGTCATCGACTACGAGGCCATCAAGGCCGCGCTCCGCGACGACGCCGAGACCTACGACCTGCGCGAGGTCGCGTTCGACCGCTGGGGCGCCACCCAGCTCAGCTCCGAGCTGATCGAAGAGGGCTTCCCGCTGATCCAGACCGGACAGGGATTCGCCACCCTGTCCGGCCCCACGAAGGAGTTCCTACGGCTGGTCGCGTCCGGTGCCTACCGGCACGGGGCCAACCCGGTGGCCCGCTGGCAGGCCGGGAACCTGGTCACGCGCACCGACCCCGCGGGGAACCTGAAACCGGACAAGGCCAAGTCAACTGACAAGATCGACTCAATCGTGGCCGCGATCATGGCGCTGGACCGCGCCATCCGGCACGCCGACGCGCAGACCGAGTACGCGGCGGCTGGGTTCTAGGAGGTGCCCGACATGACGGAGCTGGACGACCTACGAGCCGCCGCAGCGGCCAAGCTCGAAGCCCAGGCCGCCCGCGCCCGGTACTACCAGGCGTACTACGACAACGAGGCCGGGATCATCGCGCTGCTCAACACTGAGGAGCGCCAGGCGTTCCGCACCCTGCTGGACGAGGCCGGGGCCGACTGGTGCGAGCTGGTCGTCAACGCCGTGGCGTCCCGGCTCACCGTCACCGGGTTCCGGTTCGGCACCGACGAGGACGACGAGCTGGCGTGGGCCATCTGGCAGGCCAACGCGATGGACGCCGACCACGAGCTGGTCCACACCGACGCGCTGGTCACCGGATCCAGCTTCGTGCTGGTCGCCCCCGACGACGACAATCCGACCGGGGTGTCCATCACGGTGGAGTCCCCCGAAGAGGCGTGCGTCCTCTACCAGCCGGGGAACCGCCGCAAGCGGGTAGCCGGATTCAAGCGGTGGACCGAGGACCACGGGCAAACCACCATCGACGTGCTATTCACCCCGGACGTGATCGTCACGTGGTGGCCCAATGCGCGCGGCCCGGAAATCCAGCCGAACGGGGGAGACGCGCTCATTGAAATCGTGCCCCAGCCCCGCACCCGCAAGCCGCCGCGCTCCGAGCTGGCCCCCGCGATCCCATTTCAAGACCGCGTGTGCACCACCATCTTTAACCGGCTGGTCGCCACCGACTACGGCGCATTCAGGCAAGCGTGGGCCACCGGAATCAAAGTCGCCCGCGAGGTGGTGAAAACCCCGGAGGGCGAAGCCGTCCGCGTGCAGCGGCCATTCGATATCGGGGCCAATAGATTGTTGACGAATGAAAATCCAGACGGCCGGTTCGGGTCATTCCCCGAATCGTCGCTGGCTGGCTACCTGGCCGCCGTGGAACAAGACGTGGAACACCTCGCCGCGATCACCCAGACGCCGCCCACGTACCTGCTCGGCCGCATGGTCAACCTGTCCGCCGAGGCCATCACAGCGGCCGAGGCCGGGCTGGTGTCCAAGGTCAAACGCCGGGCGCTGCACATCGGCGAGGGCCACGAAGAGGTGATGCGCACCGCGCTGGGCCTGGTCGGCTCCCCGGCCGCCACCAACCTGGCCGCCGAGTGCGTCTGGGCCGACTTCGAGACACGCAGCATCGCCCAGCTGACAGACTCGCTGGTCAAGATGCGGTCTCTGGGCGTTCCGCTCGAAGCGCTCTGGGAGCGGTACGGCGCCACCCAAGAAGAGATCGACAGGTGGCACGAGCTGAACGAAGCCGAGCCCGCTGAACCGGAAGGAGCCCCGACGCCATGACCACGCCCCCCGCGCCCCCCGCACCGCCCACCGACCCGCCACCGCCCGGCCCGCCACCGCCCGCACCGCCCGCGCCGCCCGGCCCGCCACCCCCGGCAGGCGACCCCGCGGCCGAGCTGCGCGCCGCGCTGGACGAGGAGCGCACCGCCCGCAAGACCCTGGAGGCCGAGCTGGCTAAGCTCCGCGAGCAGGGCATGACGGAGCAAGAACGCGCCGTGGCCAAG